TCTAAAACTAACACTATATTATTAAGATTTTTAAAATTATTATCATTAATATACTTTTTTAACTGCAATATTTCTTTATTTTTATTTTCTTGATTACAAAATGTAATATCTATAGGTATACATTCATTAATATTATAATATCCCATGTTGAGACAAGTTTCTAATTTACCTTTTTCATTATTAACATTAGTATTATTATAAGTACCATCAACAGCTATTAAATTATAATCATTAAATTTAAAATTATTATTATATAAATCCCTAACCCTATAAAATAAAGATTTATAAAAGGTATCAGGTATCATTAGATCTTTTTTATGATAAGTAGTTCTATCTATTGATAAATCATTATCATAATTAAATTTAGAAACAATAAATTGTTTATTATTGTCCTTATAAACATATAAAAACTTATATAATAAGACATCAGAAAAACTTATTTTATTGTTTCTTGTTTTAATGCCATCTTTTAATAATAAATTTTTAATATCAATATTATTTGTTTTAAAAATATTATTTAATGAATTTGATAAAAAATTATATTCATCCAATAATGTTTTATAATTATTATTGTTCATAATTATAACTTCTTAATAAAAATATAAATAAAAATAAACATTTTAGTACTATTTTTTACTTTTTTCTTAATTCACATATATTAATTTTTTTATTATTATAATATATTTTTAAAGATTTTATGTTATTATATTAAGTATTAATAATGTCTAAACATAAAAGTGAAGATTATAAATTATCTGCAGTTGAATATTATTTAGTTGGCGATAAATCACAATTAGAAGTATGTGAAATTTTTAAGTGTAGTCCAAGAAGTTTAATAAGATGGGTTGAAAAATATAAAAAGGACGGTAAAATAAAAAGAGAAAATAGAAAACCAGTTGCATATAAAGTTCATAAAGAACATGTTAAATTTTTATTGGATGAAATTAAAAAGAATAAAACTATTACTATGATGGAATTAAAACATAAATTAAAATATAAATTTAAGATTGAATTAAGTCGGTTTCATATCAACAGAATTATTACTGATAATAATATTACACTAAAAATAACAAGAATACGACATGAACCTGAAAAAAGATTTGGTAAAGAAATAAATATAAATCAAAAATTAAAAGAATTTTATGATGAAATAAAAAAACATAAATTGGAAGATATTATATGTATTGATGAAACATCAATAAGCGGTCTTCAAAAAAGAAGTCATTGTTATAGTGAATTAGGTAAAAGATGTGTGATAAAAACTCAATCACAAGAAGTATTCAAAAAATATACTGGTATATTTGCAATTTCTTATAATGGAGTATTAGGTTGGGATTTATATGAAAAAGGTGGAATAGATAGTGATAGATTATATAAATTTTTAGAAAAACATATTACAACAAAATACAAAAATAAATTAATAATTTTAGATAATGCAAGTAGTCATAGAAATGCAAAAATAAAAGAATTAGTAAATAAGCATAATACATTATTGTATAGCGTTCCTTATCAACATTTCACAAATAGCATTGAAAATTACTTTAGTATGATGAAATCAAGATTGTATAAATTAGATGGATTAACTCACAAAGAACTAAAAACAAATATTGATAAAGTAATTAAGGATATACCCAAAGACAAGTATGAAAATATAATTAAAGGAACTTATAATAGAACTGAAAAATATCATAAGAACCCTTCAAATAGGAGAAAAACATTAAAAAATTATAAATAATTAGCATATTTAAAAGTCGGCGTTTTAAATGTGCAAAGGTGTAAAAATCTTGCAACTTGTCTCACCATTTCATAATTTACAGCAACATATGTTCCAAAATTTTTTGCATTAGGTGGTACACCACGATTGTAAAAAATAGCACTTGTTGTAATTTTACCATTACTTAATCTAGGCATTCTTATAATTATAATATATTTAAATTTTTATAACGCAAATCATTTATTTGATAAAGTAATAATATTAGAAATACTTTTTCTGAAAAAAAATGAGTTATAAATTGGAGTAGTTGGTTGAAATACCGTATAATTACCATGTGCTACACTAGCAAAATCTACAAAATTTTTTGGAACTCCTCTACTATAAAATATTGTACTTGTTCTTACTGCAGGCATATTATATAATTAGAATAAAAAATATTATTATATAGTACAAATACAAAATATTATATATCATTTATAAAATTATACATACAAATTATACAGAGATGGATTCATTGAATCTGTCTTTTTAATTAATTTATCTACTATATCTTTTGTAACATTGAATGGAAATTCTACCTTTATTGACATATCTTCTTCAAATAAATTTGACTCTGGCCGCATTAATCTATACAAATTTAATTTAGTATGAATTATTTCTAAACAGCGCTTCAAATTTCTTACTCCATCTTCTTTATTACAATGATTTTCTATAATATAATGTATTGTTTGATCTGGAATAATAATATCTCCAGTATTGAACTTAACTTGATCTCTTATCTTTGGCAATAAATAATTAGACGCAATTGTTGTTTTTTGTTTTTGATTATACCCTTTTGTTTGAATACGATACATTCTATCTTTAAGAATTGAATTTACCTTTGATTCATCATTATAACTAAATATAAATAAACATTTGCTCAAATCAAAATCAATATCCGCAAAATATTTATCATGAAATTGAGAATTTTGTGATGTATCTGTTAAATGTGTTAGTATACCTGCTATTTCCTCACCTTTTGGTGTATCACTTATTTTATCCAATTCATCAAAATATATAACAGGATTCATACATTTACTATCAATCAATATTTGAACAATTTTTCCCCATGTTGATCCCTCATATGTATAACCATGACCCTCTAAGAAACTACTATCTGTTGCACCACCTAGAGCTATAAATGCAAATGGTCTATTCAAAATTTTACTTATACCTTCTTTCACAAGAGAAGTTTTTCCTGTTCCAGGTGGCCCATGTATAGCAATTGCTGTACCAATTGCATCTGGATTTGTAATTAATTGACCTAACATTTGCATTATCTGCATTTTTGCATCATTTAAACCATAAACAGCATTATCAAGTAGTTTTTGTGCATTAGCCATAAAATCATGACATTTATCAACTCCATCTGTTATAGTTATTGGTAAATTATTATATTTTCCAAATGGTATTCTCATAAAAGTATCTACCCAATTTCTTATCTTATAAAACTCACCGCTACCTGGTTCCATATAACGCAATGAACTGATTTTCTTCATTGCAGAAGCCTTAAACTTAACAGGAATATCAGACTCTAATAAAGTCAGGCGATATGGTTTTTCAACTCTTGTAATTTTATTGATTTCTTTGAGTTCTTTAATAATTTTAATTTGTTCTTTTAATTCCAATTTATTATAAAATTCAAAATCATTCATCGTATTTTTATCATGAAGAATTCTTTTGAATATTCTTCCATTTTTATCCTTTTGTTTTTTGAGTTTTTTTTGTTGTTTTTGTTTTTTTTCTTTTATTTTTTCTTCACATGCGCGAATACAATCACTAACAAATTCGTCATCTTTATTTTTTGCCTTAAGATTTTTTAAAATAGATAATAATTCCATTTTTTCAGATTCATCTTCTACTAGTGATTTTTCTTCAGTGTTTATCTTTTTTTTATCATCCTTTTTATTCTTAGTTTCTATTTTTTCTTCATCTTCCTCTTCATCTTGGTCTTCCTCTTCATCTTGGTCTTCATCTTCATCTTGGTCTTCATCTTCATCAGTGCTAACAGATTCATCCTCATTTTCAGTATCGGAACATGATTCCCAATCTTCATCTTCATCTTCGTCATAATCGTCATCTTCTTCATCAATTATTTTTTTAGGATTACCAATTGTAAATATTATATTAAATTTTTTGTGTTTTGCTTTTTTCTCTAAATCTTCATCTTCATCTTCATCTTCATCTGCATCTTCATATTCATCTGATTCTTCTTCTATTACTTGTTTTTTAGTATTTCTTTTTTCATTTATTTTTTTTGTATTAACATTGGATATTTTTTTAACGCTTTTTTTGTTTTTATTTTTTGATTTTAATTCTTCTTCATCTTCATCATATTCTTCTTCATCAGAAGATTCATCTTCTGCATCAATTTCTTTCAAACTCTTTTTCAATTTTTCACCAGCTTTAATCTTTTTGTCTAGATACTTTGAAGGAAAACTTTTAGATAGAAATTTACGATACTCATGTATATCAAAATCATCATCATCTTCATCATCTTCTTCTGATATTATAGAATCATTATCAGAAGAATCTTCAATATTCTTTTTTTTCCTTAACAATTCTTCTTTTCTTTTAGAAGAAGTTCCTTTTTTAGAAATTTTAACTTGATTATCTTTCGCCATTGTTGTGTATATTAATCTTATTAAAGATATTTTTAAATATTATTTTATATTCAATTTTTTTATAAATGCGTTAAATAACAATAAAAAACGATTAATGATATAAAATAAAATTGAAATTAAACAATCTAAATATTATTAGATATATATAAGAAGAATGTCAAAGAATTCTGGAAGTATGAAAAATAACAATTGTTCTAAAATTATTGGCATCCAATTTAGTTTGTTATCTCCGGATGAAATTCGTAAAGGTTCCGTAGCAGAAATAGTTAGCCGAGATACATACATTAATAACAAACCAGTAATAGGTGGTTTGTTTGATCCTAGAATGGGTGTATTGGAACCTGGATTGATTTGTCCTACAGATGGTTTAGACTATATGCAAACACCAGGTTATTTTGGGCATATAGAATTGGCACGTCCAGTATTTTACATTCAATATTTACCAACAATTCAGAAAATTCTAAGATGTGTTTGTTTTAAATGTAGTAAATTATTAATTTCAAAAGAAAAGTATAAGCAAGCTCTTAAAATGCAGAATCAAGCTAGATGGAAATATGTATTTGAATTAGCAAAAAATATAAGACGCTGTGGTGAAGATACAGAAGATGGATGTGGTTGTTTACAACCTAAACGACTTAAAAAAGAAGGTATGGCTTCATTATTTGCTGAATGGACAAATAATACAGAAGAGGGAGACGAGACAATAACAATACCTTTGACTCCAGAATTAGTCTTAAAGATATTTAAAAGAATATCAGATGAAGATGTTACATTTATGGGTTTTAGTTCTTTGTGGTCTCGTCCAGATTGGATGATTTGTCAAGTATTAGCAGTTCCTCCTCCAGCAGTTAGACCATCGGTAAAGCATGATGCACAACAAAGATCAGAGGATGATTTGAGTCATATTTTAGTAAATATAATAAAAACAAATAAAACTTTACAGGAGAAAATTCAGAATAATGCACCAGAAAGTATAATAAATGATTGGACAACAGTGCTTCAATATCATGTTGCAAGTCAGGTAGATAATAAATTACAAGGTGCAAGTCCAGTTGCTCAAAGATCAGGAAGACCATTTAAGTCAATAAAAGATAGATTGAATGGAAAGGGTGGTCGTATGAGAGGAAATCTAATGGCGAAACGTGTGGATTTTAGTGCACGTTCAGTAATTACAGCGGATCCAAATATTTCAATAAGAGAATTAGGTGTTCCAATGAAGATTGCAAAGAATATTACAAAACCAGTGATAGTAAATCGTGTAAATAAGGCTTTCTTAACAAAGTTAGTACAAAATGGTCCAGATGTGTGGCCTGGTGCTAAAATTTTGGAAAGAAAAAATGGTCAAAGCATTACTCTCCGTTATCTAGATAGGAAATCAATTGTTCTAGAAGATGGAGATATTGTACATCGTCATATGATGGATGGTGATGCCATTTTGTTTAATAGACAACCTACTTTACATAGAATGAGTATGATGTGTCACATCGCACGTATTATGAAGCGAGGTGATACATTCAGAATGAACGTTGCTGATACAAAACCTTATAATGCCGATGAAATTTTTGTGATTATTAATGGTCACAAAATGACTAAAATGTCAACGTCGTCAACAGGGGGCGTGAAAAGCGTGATACCCTCTAGTCTCTTTATATTATAAAGAGGCAAGATTTCTTGATGCGGGAAGTTCCTTAGAGCCTTTACTACCACTCACATTTGGAAACAATTGTGAGGAACACGATTAATAGTCGTATCCAATGGTAATAATGTAAAGGATTGGATAATCCGCAGTGTTACTTCCTAAATCCGTTATGGTAAGGATATGGAAGGCATTCAGAGACTGAACGGAAATCGGTGAATAGTGATAGCTTAACCAGCTTGAATTTGCTTAAGATACAGTCCGGCTCTTTGGGAAACCATTGAGATCAACCGTTTGACGGGGATAGACATATGTAATTACATTTTGTCCCCAACAGGGAGCGTGAAAAGCGTGTTACTCCCTAGTTAAATGATTCTATATAAAACTATTTAAATATAAAAGTACTATTATTAAAATGGAACCATCAAAATATTTAGAACTATCAAACCAAATTTTGGATAATCCAACCGAAAGATATTGTGAAATATATAAAATAGTTAATTTAACAACTGGTAAAATATATATTGGACAAGCAGTTTCTCATATTCTGAATCATAAAAGATACAGACCATATGGTCATGAAGGGAGATTCCGTTGTCATATATCAGAGGCTTTCTCTACAAAGAAAAATCAATCACATTATTTAAATAATGCTATTAGAAAATACGGAGCCAAAGATTTCATTGTTGAATTAATAGAATATTGTAATCAATGTCATGCTAATGAAAGAGAAATTTATTATATTAATAAATTTAATTCTTTATACCCAAATGGATACAATCTAAAAATTGGAGGTAATATATTCACTCATAGCGATGAAAGTAAAAAACGCTTATCCAATGGTGTATTAAATTATTTTAAAGATAAAAAATACGAGAGATTTAAAGATATAAAATTAATTGATGATGATATTGAAAAATATATAAAACCTTTAAAAAGAAATAACGAACAATATGGTTGGTATGTTTATATTGATAGAAAAAAAGCAGATTTTGGTGGTGTCCATATATCATTAGATGATAGTAAAAAAAGTGCTATAGAATTTATAAATTATCTTAAGAATCATTTAGCAACATGACCAAATTGCGGGAAACTCCTTAGAGCCTTTACTACCACTCATTTTTGGAAACAGATATGAGGAACTCGGCTAATTACCGAACCCAATGGTAAAAATGTAAAGGATTGGGCAATCCGCAGCCAAGCTCCTAAATTCGCTTGATAGAATATGGAGAAGGTTCAACGACTAGATGGTTATGGGTATTATATGATGGTCTAATCAACCTGATAATGCTTAAGGTATAGTCTAATCCTATTGGAAACTTTAGGTTATTCATGGAAATGAATTTACATATGCCTCAGGATCAAGAGTCTGAGTCAGAATTAAAAAATTTAGCAGCAGTTCCTTATCAAATAATAAGTCCAGCAAATAACGCAGCTATTATAGGTATTTATCAAGATTCAATGCTTGGATCTTATAGATTTACAAGAGAAAACATAGATTTTACACAAAAAGATGCAATGAATTTGTTAATGATGTTTAATAGAGTAAATCCAAACGAACTTAAAAAAAAGAGAAATGAAAGAGTATCAAATTTTGAAATTTTATCACAAATATTACCTCCATTAACACTTAAAGTTAAAAATAAACAATATGATGGAGACAAAGAAAAATCGGATTCATCCAATAATATTATTGAGATTATTGATGGTAAGTATATTCGCGGACAAATGGATAAAGGAATTCTAGGTTCGGGAACAAAAGGTCTTATCCACAGAGTTTGTAATGATTTTGGTAATATGGCTTCAGCAGCATTTATTGATGATTTACAAAATATTGTTACCGAATATATGAAACAAAGTTCATTTAGTGTTGGTATTAGTGATCTTATTACCGATGCTAAAACTAATGAAAAAATTATATCTATTATTACTGATAAAAAAACAGAAGTTAAAAATTTAATTGATCAAGTTCAAATTGGAGTCTTTGAAAATAATTCAGGTAAATCAAATGAAGAAGAATTTGAAACCAAAGTTAATAATATTTTAGGAAAAGCACAAAATGACGCTGGTAGAGAATCACTTAAAAATCTTAGCAATAATAACAGATTTGTTATTATGTTTAATGCTGGTTCTAAGGGATCTGAAATTAATATTCAACAAATGACTGCATGTCTAGGTCAGCAAAATGTTGATGGTAAAAGAATTCCTTATGGCTTTGAACATAGAACATTACCTCATTATACTAAATATGATGATTCACCTGAAGCCCGTGGATTTGTATCTAGTTCATATATTGATGGACTAACACCACAAGAATTATTCTTTCATGCAATGGGCGGTCGTATCGGTTTAATTGATACTGCTGTTAAAACTTCTACCACTGGTTATATTCAAAGAAGATTAATTAAAGGTCTTGAAGACTTAATGGTCAATTATGATATGACAATTAGAACTAATAAAGGTAAAATTGTACAATTCTCTTATGGCGAAGACTCAATTGATACAACAAAAGTTGAAAATCAAGATCTACCCATTATTGATATGAGCATTCAAGACATCTATAATCATTTTAGTATAATTGATGACTCAACTAAGACAAAAGGCTTATCTGGAATGTTTATAAAAAGTACATATAATCGTCAAAAGAAACAAGAAGCAGCACTTATTGAAAAATGCAAACTTTATACAAATTTCTTAATAGATAATAGAAATGAAATTGTTAAAAATGTTTTCAATAGCAAATCTGATCGCGTTGTTCGTGTTCCTGTAGCATTTGCTTACATTATTCAAAATGTTATAGGTCAACAGGGCATTAATAAAAATTCTCTCGTAGATATTACAATGCTTGAAGCTTTCCAAATGATTGAAGACACA